TATCCGATAAGGATTTCTTTGTCATCTGTTGCGTATGTATCAACATAGATCTTCATGGAGTTATTCAGAGTACCTACCATCTTTGTGTTGGTTGGAGCTTCGAATGTACCTTATGTTGTTCGAGCAAATGCTGATGTTGTGGCGCTTTGCAGGATTGTAAGTGTAAGTGGACTTACTACAGCAAAGTTACCAGCTCCTCGTCGTGTGCGCTGAGCGATGATGTTAGCAGCACGGTTAACCATTACTGCTAGAGCGGCATGCTCGTCACCAACGAATGTTGCTGTACCAGAAACATTAGCTTGGTCGTATGTTAAAATTGGAGCACCAGCAAGAACACGGAGGCTTTGCAGTACTTCTTGTTAAATTTCAGCGGTAATCTCTTGTGCAAGAGCAGCCATTACTTCAGCTTCTACATCAATACCGTGCATAGCTTGAGCATCTTGAGCTGCTTCAAAGGTCCAACGAGCACTCAGCTTTCGTGTCTTTGCTTCAACTGTCTGCTTCAAGATCTGAATTGACATACGACGCCCAGCAACACCTTCAAGTGCGGCTGTTGCTTGTGGCTTACCATCTGGATCAACACCGCCACCGGAATAAGATGTAGCAATCTTATATGGTGTCAATGCTTCTTCGCCTGCTTGAATGTTATCAAACGTATCTGAATAACGTACACGCAAAGTATGGATTTGTCCTACCGGTCCTGTCAACGGTTGTACACCAACGATTTCGTTAGCGATAACAGTTGGCATTACACGTCGGATAACGGGAAGAATTACTCGGTTCAATGTAGCGATATTACCGGAACCTGTTGCTCCAGCAGTTGCGCTCTCTGACAAATACTTACGAGTATTTTCAAGTGTTGTCGCCATGATTTGTTTTTTATTACCATGCAAGCCTTCAAGAAGTGCTCCTTTGGTATCCTGCCAGCGACTTTCTAACAATTCTGACATCTATTTCTCCTTAATTGAGTCCTGCAAGTCTGCGAATGTCGATGACATTATCTCTTGCACTTGTTGATTGTTGTGTCTTTTTGTTGCCTGTGATTTCTTTAGATTCTGTTAATACTGCCTTAGTTGAGTTGTTTACTTTATCGTCAAGTACCGTAGGAAGATATTTGTCAAATGCTGACTTTAATCTATCAGTTTGAACAGACTCTAACAAATCTACCATAACTGTTTTATGTTGTTTGTTAAGAGGTTCAACTAATTCTGCAATAGTTTTCTCTCGCTTTGCAGATTCGGTAATTGTTTTAATTTTACTTTCTTTAGATTTAATTGCTTGGTTTTGCTTACTCATCATTACTTTCGCTTCAGCTAATTGCTTTTCTTTCAACTTTACAACTCGTAAAAGTTTTGCAGTTTCAGATTTTTCATTCAAATAGCTGGTACTATACTCTGCTGAGAAAGCTTCAAACAATCGTCGTCCAAAGTCATTCTTGCGAGCGGTTTCAATATCCTCTTTAAGTTGTCCAATTTCTGATGTAAGAACTCGTCCAACCATTTTTTGGATTTTTCCTGCGCTCTCTTTAACAAATGTTTTCTTGATACTAGAAAAACGTTCTTTCGCTTCTCGTACAAGACGAACTTTTGTCTCTGCCAAATCATTCTTATCTGTTTGAAACTCAGTAATTTCTCTTGCTAAAGAGTCTACCACGAATTCTTCAAGCATACGGAATTTCTTAGCCATAACTTTTTGGTCTTCGTGTAATTCAGATACTTCTTTTTTAAGTACCTCATTAACGAAGCTCTTTAGTAAGTGTCCGCTTTCGTGAACCTTCTTGACATATTTTGCTTTTGCGTCAAATAATTGGCGGCGATCTTCTGCCAGCTCTTGCATTTCTACAGTAAGCCTTTCACCAACCATTTGCTCAACAGCCTCTGCCATTGTGGTCTTGTCATGCTCGTATTTTTGAGCAAACTCTTCACGAAGCATCGCAGTTACTTCAAGTCTGTTTTCTTTGACTTTTTTATCCCATGCTTCTTGGATTTCTTGATGGACGTCTTCAGTAATTACTTTGTTATCTAACAGAGAATTAAGTGCTTCCAACATTATCTTCTCCTATTATTGGAGTCTACTGATTATATTAATCAGAGATTCTTTAAGAGCCTTTTGGGCTCCACGATCTTTAGCTATATTCATTGCTCTATA